ATATGACGGGAACAATATAGGGAATTGCTGCCAATAGTCCTTTTGGTAATAAGTCAAAGACTGGTCGATTAACTGCTTTACAAATTTCAAATTGAACCAATTCTCAACCTCTCTTTGTGCTGATTCTATATAGGAGCGCATGGATTCGTCCGTAAATGATGCTCCTTGCCCTCCGTCAATGGTTATTCCGTATAGGTATGTCTGCCATATCTCGGCTACAGACAACACAAGTCCGGAATTTTTCTTGTATTTTATCGTAAATGTCAATCGACCCATCTTTGTAAAGTATTTTTATTTAGACAAAATCATATCTATAATTTCCTCTTTCTTTTTGCCTTTAAGGTCTTCTTCTTTAAAAGAGCCTCCGTCTTCTGTCATTGCAAGTTCTTTCAATTCGTCAACCTTCATTTTCTTAAGAGCCGTCTTTACCTCATCGTCCTCTTCTTCCTTGATAGAAACTTCCTGCTTTGTTTCCAGTTCGGGGACTACTGCCTGCGTCTCCTTGTTTCCTGCCTTCAAGTCCTCGACGCATTTCTTCCATACTTCAATTTCCTTTTCTTTCTTGGAAATTTCAACCTTCTGCGCCTCGACGATATTCTTAAGACGTTTTATTTCCTCTTCATATTCCTTGTTCCCTTCTTTCACTTCCGAACGAAGTTTTTCTTCAAGGCGTGTTTTGAATTCCGGTTCCTCACCTTCCTTGTAAATATCGGGAAGTTTACGACTTACTATTTCCTGGTAGAGTTCTTCCGAAACTTCCGCTCTACCACCCACAAACTGTACCGGACCACCATTAAGCATAATTTTATGGTTGTTATACACCCGACTTTTTAAAATCACTTTTTCCATAATACAAACTTTTTAAACAAAAAGGGAAGGAGTTCAATTACTCCCTCCCTTTCACTTTTCACTTCTTAAACCTATAAATTTATATCAAGCTAATTACAAGCCTTCCTCACCAATGTTAACGATACGTACAATCTTTGCTGGCTGATACAATACCGGGGTACCATAGTTCAGAATTGCAAAACGTTTGCTCGGAGATGTAACGGCAAAGTCCATCTTCATGGTGTCTGCAAACTGCAAGTATTCATTAATCTGACTGTCATTGTAGTATACCAAAGCTGACTTGGTACCTGCAATGATACGGTTGCGGTCACGTACACAATTTGCGGCTGCACCGTCATAACCTGTTGCCATCTGTGAAGCCGGAACCTCAAAGATAGGATAGTATTCGGTGTTTGCATTCAGAACCGCATTCTTCTTGGTACGGTATACCACGAAGCAAGTAGCCGGATATGCACCACCCACACCAGCAGTAAAGCCAAATTCTACTGATTCAGAAGCAGCTACAGCCTTGGCACCAGCAGATGTGATATTCAGAGGTGCAGATTCACCATAACGATTCTTTGCTGTTACCAAGTAGCCATAAGAGCCAGCATGGTTGCCGAAATTAGTCTTGGTATCGGCTGCATTAACCTTAATGGCAGTACCAACAACCGGAGTAACCGGAGCTTTAGCACTTGTGGCGCCCTTGCCTACCATAATAGGCTTGCGTTCGTCGAAGAAACGGTCATTCTTGATGTTAATCTTACCGAACTGAGTTGTAACGTCGTTTACAGACTGTCCCATTGTTGCACCAGTTACAGAGGCAGCAAGACCTACAATAACTCGCTTGCTTTCGTGGAACATCTTAACGTAGTTGTTGAACACAATCGGGTTAGAAATGATGCGGTCGATATAACCGTTATAAACGTTCACTACAACGTTTGCAGCGTCTTGAATCAGACTGTCATTCAACACAGAACCTTGTGCGTCGATAACTGCCGGACTGTTGAAATAACCGTCTAACAGTTGTTCAGAAGTCTTACCTTCTGCCGTGCCACCGTCCATTTCGTTGATACCCAACATGTGTTGACGGAAAACACCGTCGAACTGCTCGGCTACACAAGAAGAATCAGCGTCAACAAGACGTGTGTCGATAATGGTACTCAGAAGGATAGTCTTATTCTCGACTTCTTTCTGATACATGTCCATATTGCCAGCCAATTTAACCAACATTCCCGGATGTGTAACCTGTCCGGAAACACCCATGAACTTGGTTACGATTGATTTACGTCTGTATTGAGAATCGGTTTCGTGCGGAGCTTCACCTTCTGCGTTGAAAATACCGCCTTCCTCACCATACTTGTACAACTGGTTGTATTGGTGTACAGTGTTATCAATCTTATGTTTAGGCATTTCCATATAGTAAACCAACTGGTTCATACGGTTGCCCAAAATCTTCAATACTGAATCCAGAGATTCAACTTTCAGACCACCACCGTTGTTGATTTCGTTGTTATACTGCATTCCGGTCTTAAGACCTGCTTCCATCGCTTTCAAGATTTCTGCCGAATCCATGCCGCCCAGTACATCACCCGTACCGTTTTGATTGCTATAATTATACAAATCCATATTCTTTTATTTTAATAGAGTTTATTTCACGAATTTTACACCGTTCTTTTCGTACATGTAACGCGCCAAGTTTTCACCTACTGTTTCAGCGTCCGGATTGATAAGATATGCAAGCGCATCACTTTCCAGTGACTTAGCGATAGCTTCCGGTGCCTCTTCCAAAGACTTTTCAATAAGCTTTACTGCCATAGGTCTGTCTTTCACTACGTTAACTTCGTATTTACCTGCTTCGTCCTTTCTTTCCTCGAAAGATTTCTGAATAGCTGTCATATTGTTAAGTCCTTCTGAACGGAACATAGGAGTAACGCCAGACATTTTGTCCAATTTGTCGTTAATACCATCCACTGTTTCCTGGAACTTGTCAATAGACTTTTGGAAATTCTCCATCAAAGGTGCAAATACAGAACCCAATGATTTCATGATGTCTTCCTTGTCGGATTTCTCCACTTTTTCACCTTCTGCATCCTTATCCTTGGCGGTATTCTTTTCGTCTTCCTTCACCTTTTCTTCGTCCTTAACGGCTTCCTTTTCCAGCTTATTGATATCCTTTTCCTCTTTGGTTTCGGATTCATGGTCTCCTGCTGCTGCTCCGTTTTCAGACTTTTCGATTTTCACGTTCGCCATAATGTACTCGTCAGAAAATCCCATAGACTTCATCAGAGATACGATAGGGTCGTTCAAATATTTTTCGTCCATCTTTATTAAACTTTTAATTGTGTACAAACTTATTTATTAACGGTTCTCAAATAGTCCTTTATAACGTTCAATCCTACATTGCCGTTCAGATAATATTTATAAAGCTCTTGAAATCTTTCGTCTCTTTCCACTATGATAGGGTTAATGGTAACGTTGAAAGATTTGTCTATTTTTATATTATATCCGTCCTTCTGTAGCTCTACAAGAACGTTATTAGAACCGTTGTTAATTTCTTCTTTATTGTTCTCTACGAAATCTACTGTCTGCACGCCCTTTACTATATCGGCAAACGAATTTGCATTTACGGGCGTCATTGTCATTGCTACGTTTGTTATGAGCGCTTTTGTCACCTTTTTAGGATTGTTCTTGTCTCTTTCAAGTGCTCTTCCTTCAACGGAGAAACCCGGCTTCCGGTCTGTACCGCTTGCAAGCATTTCCAGTGCCTTGTCATAAAACGCTCTTGCTTCCGGTGATTTCTTCCATAACTGGCAACGCACGTAGAACTTGTTATTCTTTACATATGCGTCCAATGGGTGTCCTATCCAGAACCTTGATTTATTGATAGGGCTTCGTGATGGCAAATGGTCTAAATTGATTAGACCGTGTTTTAAAAAGCGGTCTATTACAAATCCGTTAGGGTTCATAGATTCATCCTCCGAATCTATGGAAGAATCGGATGCCAAACCTTCAAAAATCATTTTTTCGTATCTTCTATCATCCCCTACCGGGTAATCCATAGGATTGAAATCTGATTTTTCAAAGTTCGCTTCTGTGAAAAAATTAAATTTTGAATCTACTTCAAACATCTTTTAATAATCTGTAATCCAACGAATTGAAATAAACATGTTTCTGTAAATATCTAATAATCAATATATTACAATAACTAAAATATATTTACAGCTTTACCGATTCAAATGTATGGATTTTTATGCAAATAGCCAAAGTTTTATGCAAAAATTATTCACCCTTGCTTTTTAAGTAGTTGTCTACGAACTTATCGGATGGCTTTGTATAATTCTTTTTACCTTCCGGTACCGGGTATGCCCATTCATAGAAATACTTCTTTCTGTCTCCTTCTCCCAGTTCTCCGATTACCGTAAAGCCCTTTGCCCTTCCGTTACTTCTTTCTTGTACAATCTTCTCGAACTCTTCTGGTGGTGTGGTTGAATTTTCCTGCTTGAATATATGGTTGTTCAATTCTTCCATCACCCTGTCCCTTCTCTCCTTCTTACTTTCTTTTTCTTTCGCCTCTTTCTCCTTTTGTTCTTGTATCTTCTTTTCCCTTTCTTCGGACATCTTTTTATATACACCGCTTTTGTGTAAACTTTGGTCGAACATATTGTCTACGATATCTCCCAATATCCCAAACTCCGATTCTTCTATTCCGATACTGTTAACAGCATCCTCAATAAACTTTGTATGCTTGGAAGGTATATATCTTTCATTATAGAATCTCTCCAATAGGGTTTCATCCTCCAGCATCTTCTTTAACTTCTCGTTCTTGTGGACTTCCCCGTTTATCTTTTCAGCGTCTTTGATGATATTCTGTATATCCTTGGAAGTGAACCCGTATGCCGTATCTATATCAACGCTAAACCCGTCATTTGAATCGTAGAGCTGGATATCTATACCTCCCTTATCGTTTGCATTCGCTTTGGTATGATTGGAAACACGTATCTCATAGCTTCCTTTCCCTGTCTCAAATTTAAAATAGCTGCTCGCAGTTGTTTTCGCCTTATTGTAATCGTAGTCTATATTATTCTTGTTCAGCCATGCTTTTAACCCTTTAGTAACTGCTGCCGGGTTCGTTCCGGTCTTCTCTATGGACTTGTCACCGCTTCTGTTAATGACCTGGTTTGTCGATTCTCTTTCCTTCTCGGTGTATATGTATCGAAAACCGCCTTTTCCGTCCGGCTCCTTCCGTACATACTTGTGCGACACTGCCTTTTCCAGCTTATCACACAACATGCTTTTCAATATATCTCTTTTCATACTCTTTCCTTAATAAAAAAGAAGGGGTGATTACACCCCTCCCCAACAATTAATGTAATTGTAAACGATACTT